CCTTTGCTAGGCTCGTCCCAATACTTTTGGTTGTAATAGTTTTTTAAACGAGTGCCGTTTTCTTTATCGTATTTTTCTAACTGTTCTTCAAACAATCGTTCAATTTCAAGTTCTTTGTCTTGTAATTGATCTTTAGCTAAACGGGTACCAATTAAACCTTGTTCTCTTAAAGGAGCTGTTGAACCTAAAGTAGTTGGCCAGTTGCCGCCCTTTGGTTTGACGGCGTACATGCGGGGATCGGGAACGAGATCGGTGAAGGTTCCAAACCCAGACAACACTGGAGCGCCTTCTTCTGAACGCATAGCTTGACGGCGTGCCATGACATCGCCAATGTCTTGTGCTACGCCTTGCATTCTGGCACCGTAGGTTGGCTCGTTGTAAGCGTTTAGGCGAGTAAGCCCAGACTGTGCTGCGGAGAAGTCTCTTGGAATGTCACCAATCTCACGGGCTGCGTTGATGCCACGAGCACCCATGACTTGCACATCGGATGGAGAAATGCGTGGTGGCGCTTTCCAAATCTCAGCCATAGGTCCAAAGCCCATATGCGAACCAGTAAGTGTGCGTGGGATGGCTTCGATGGATTCAACCATAGACTGGCCAGCCTCGGTACGAGGTTTGTAAGTCATGGCTTGTAATGCTTTGGAGGCTTCTTCTTGGGCTTTTTTAGTAGATTGACCGTACTCCCCAGATTGAATTCCTTTAGCCATACCATATAGATGGGCTGGAACAAAGGCAGCTAGACTGGAACCAAAAGTGGCGGCAGTCTCCGCTAGGGGGCGAACGAGTTGTGAACCTGGCATGTTTTGATATGCCGTTTGAATATTCTTTACAAATTGTGGAGTTTCAACATCTGGCAAGAGACGGTTAATCTCTGCGCGCATTTCCTCTAGTGTTGGCATTTAGCATTTCCATTTACGCAGTGCTTTGTTGATTCTGGAATCTGGATCGTTAGCAGTTTCGCTAGATGTTAGTTTCTTTTTCATGCCACCCATTCTGGCACAAAACGACTTCTTGCGTGAACCGCCTTCGGGTTGCGGGGCTTTCAATTCACCACCCGTCTCCCGCTTGTAAGATGCCCGACCGACAGCGTTCAAACCACCCGACGGACTCTTACCTTCTTTGCGTTGCCATGCTGGCGTGGTGCTACCACCTTCTTTGAATGGCGGAGCGTAACGCATGTTGGGGTTGTATGCATCTGGGAATGGGCGACTGCCAGCAGAGTTTGGAGAGGACATCATATCTAAACTATGTACTGGAGGCAAACCTAATTGGGGAGGAGTCTGTTGTGCCATTTGCGCGGTTAGGGCTGACGGCTGTTGTGGTTGTAAAGAAGACAAGCCACCAACCAATCCACCCTCGGCTTTTTCTAATACGCTTTTAGCCTCTGGCTTACCACGATACTTGTCCAGTAAATAGTTCAATCCCATCATGCCATAACTAATTGGCAAACCTATGGGAGCTGCGGGAGGATACATGGATGCCAAACCAGCACCCGCACCAATAGTACTAATCGTCCCACCGATGGGATCACCACGCTCAAATCGATTGTAGGCTTCAGCGCCCTCAAAGCCAGCACCAAATCCACCAGCAACTGGTCCTAGGGCACGCATCGCTGCACCACCTACTCGAGACGCTGGAGCACCAAATTGTTTTGCTCGATCTACGGCATTTGAAAACGCACTAGATGGAGCGGCTTGAGGAGCCATACCGGCAGGTGGCATACCAGAGGGTGCACCACTCATACTGGTGGGGGTAATTACCATACGATTACCTTCTAATTGAAAACCAGGTATTGGGCGCTCTGCAAGACTAGCGTGTAATGGGTTGCCCATTTGCTGACTCACATTGTGTCCAATGTTTTTCATAGCACCTGGACCAAAACCGTATTGCGATACCATCTGAGGAGCATGGAACTGACTGACTGTGGTTGGCACAGGGGGTTTAGTTGCATTGATCTTAGCTTGTTCCGCTAATGTATTAACATTTTCTGCGGCTCTTGCTAGGTTACGGCCAACATTAAGAACCTTACCACCTACTTGTCCACTTGCACCAGTAGCAGCGCCCGCTGCACCACCAAGCAACTCTGGGAACTCTCCCGATTTTTGTTGTTTAGCTTCCTCTAATTTAATTTGAGCAGCAATATCCCTAGCATCTTGTTGTGCTTGAGCATCGCCTGTAGCAGCTAATCTGTCTGCCTTGTCGAGCATTTGGTACAGTTCGGTAATGTTTGCCATTATTGAGGTCCTGTGATGTAACGACTTCTTAAATCATTTAAACGATCCTTCGGTAAACCCTGTGGTGTTTTTTGACCAAAGCCACGCTCTTCACTCCCAACTTCTGGGAACATTTTTTTCAAACGATTCTCACGTTCGTCTTGGGCTTTCTTCCAAATGTCAGACTGCTTAAATTTAGCAAAGTCTGCACCAGCACCATATGTGTTTTTGTAATCATCCCACGCTTTGCCTAACTTATCTAATGTGCGATAATTTTCTCCTGCAATTACAGCAAAGAAACGGTTAGCCTCTACGCTGTTATCACGGGCTAAACCAGCAGCACGTTCACTTAATTTAGTTTCAAAGTCGGACACTTGTCCCGTTCCTTTGTAAACATCTTGTCTAAATTTAAGATTGTTTCGTTCCGCTAAAGAATCAAACTTGTTACCCGCCTCAATCGCCTCTGGCGATAAAGCAATTCGCCTAGCAAGAGGTTCAATATCTTTACCAAATAGTAACTTACCGCCTTCAATCACAGCACCTAGTGCACGATTTTTGTATCCCAAACCAATAGCTTCAGGATACTCATCAATAATGTTAAGCATCACATTAGTGCTTTGTAGATTTTCCCTAGCCTCACTAGCAGCCGTTTCAAATGTGCCACGAATCTCACCCACTTTTTGTCCAGCTTTACCAGCTTGTTGAGTCATGCCTTCTTTTTGTGCAGCGTTAAACGCCTCTTCTTCCGAAGGACTTGCAAAACGGCGTTTAGCAACGGGAGCTTCAGCAGTAGAAACTGGTGCGGTTGAAGTCGATACTTGTGCGGGTTTTACTACAGGAGTTTCACGAGCCGCTTCAAATGCGGCTTTGCGTTTTTCCATTGGAGATCTGTTAAACAAATCTTCAACAGTACCTTGTAAATCCAGATTAGCAAATTCGGTTCTCAATCGAGTTTTTTGTGGCTCACTTAAATTCTCAAATCGATAAACATCCGACACTTGGGATGCCGCAGACGGTGCTGGTGTGACCGCTGGTGCTGGTGTGACCGCTGGTGCTGGTGTGACCGCTGGAGCGGGTGCAGCCACTGGTGGCTTACCGCCAAACAAAGTTTCTTGTTGGATTTCATAAGGCATTTTCCGAACAGTCCTGCCTTGTGATTCATCCCAAAATGGTTCTTGTTTAAATGTTTCAGGCTTATTAAGAAATGCTCCACGAGTTTTTGCATACTCGGTAAGTACTGCATTGGCTCTTGTTATATCGCCAACCCTTAAATATGCTTGGTATGATGCAGCAACTTCGGGAGGAACAGCAACGCCACGGATGGTTGCCCAACCCGCAGGTAATGTAGCACCACCGGCCGTTGGAGCGCCACCACCCATTACTGGTGCTGAAGTTCCTCCGGGTTGTAATGCTTGACCTGCTTCTTGCAATTGACCCAAACCAACTTTGGTTGTGGCAATACCTCGAGCCAGTTCTTCTAAATCTTTTTCTTGAGCGGCACGAGTTCTGGCACGCTCTGCCAATGGACGGGACGGACCTTCTACACCACCCGACCACCATGCTTGAGCATCTGCCATGTCTTGTAAAAAACTTTGACTTCTAGCCAGTTTGTCCTTGTACAGTTGCTCCATCTGCGCCAACACACTCTCATTGGCAATGATGGGTTTAGCAGCTGTACCAGTCTTAACTGCTAGATCTAAACCACTTTGTGTTTGTTCTTTTTCAGCCATATTTATCCTTAGCCGAAGTTGAAGTCCACGAAATCGGAACCCCAATCATCGCCAATATTACCACCAAGTTCAAGACCACCGCCACCAATGCCACCAAGGTCAACAATGTCAGATCCCCAATTATCATCAAAACCGCCACCACCGCCGCCACCAATATTAGAATCTGGTCCAGCAAAAGGTCTATATTCACCGGGACGATACCAGTTATTATCTTCATCAACATAATAGCCTTCTTTAACATTTCCTGCTGCATCTTGAACTTCCGATGGAGCACCTGCACCAGCCGGCAAACCTGTCTGACCAGAATATTGAGTTCTTAACGCTCCACTCAGTAAGTCTTTTGCACCACCGAGTAAACCAGGCAATCCGCCCGTTACGCCTAACTGTCTCAGTAAACCAGTATTGCCCGTTGTACCACCCAATGCCGTAGCGATACCAAGGATCTGGTTAAGTGGCGATACTTGTGTTTGATTAGAAACTTTAGTTGGAGCTTGAATACCACCAATGACTTTACCTAAGTTAGACACATTGGTAAATGGTGCGGCTTGTTGGTATTGACCAACAGTTAATAGGTTGTTGATATCTTGTTGGGTTATGTTACCCACATTGGCTGCGGCGTTTACACCAGTAGATTGGTTTTGTAATGCAGCTTTCATTTGATCGGCAAACAACTGCGCTTGAGCATCTGCTACCGCTTTGTTTTCTGCCGTCTGTCCACGCAGGCTACCAAACTGACCGGTGCCAATCGATGCACCCGTTACTGGGGCGGTAATGTTTGGCATCAATTGCTGTAGTTGCTGGTTCTGTGCTTGGAACAATCCACCCAATGCTGTATTGGTGTTAGGTGTTACTTGCCCTGTTGGGCTGGTGATCCACGGATTGGCTGCACCCGTGGCGATGTTTTGTAGAGTTCCAGCGGCTTGAGTAAACGGATTGGTTGGGCCAGACAAAGTATTGATGGCGTTTTGGGCAACAGTTTGCCCCGGTGCTGGCGCAGCAGTATACGCTTGTTGCGCTCCGCTAACTACATTTTGTTGCGCTGTGTCAAACCAAGCGGGTAGTGTGGTTTGCTGTTGCGCGGTATTGGAGATAATATCATTTAAGCCAGCCATATTATGCTTTCACCTTACGTTTTGCTTCTAATAAATAACCTAAAGGACCTTTACTGTCTGGAGGTAGTTTTTTCACATCCGCCGCCCTTTTGTGTTTTCTGATTGTTTTTAAAAACTCATCTAAAATTGTTGCACCAGCATCGTTACTACCATTGCCTAAAGAAGATACCACATCGGCAGGTATAACAAACTCACCGTTTGCCAACATGGCTGGAATGCTATCGCTAGTGCCATCCCCTTTACCTTTAACATAACGATTCTTCATGGATCCCAAACCACCTTCAGAGAAAAACTCTGGGTTGTGATTTTGTATGGAACCGCCTTCTGCTTTGCCAATTAAATTACCCGGCAATCCAGTTAAGATATAATTTAACTGAGCCTTAGTAAGTGCTGGTTTTAAAGTAGACTTACCGATGGTTGCATCAGTAGCATATGGATCTACAGATCCACCTTCTTCAAATCGAACGGGATTAACTGTTTCATCAATATCTGGCAAACCAGATAAAGTATAATCTTGTTTGGCTGCGGTTAGGCCTGGCGTTAGATTTTTAATTAAATCAGAACTACCAGTAAGGCCACCACTTAAATCACTAATACCAGAACTGTATTCATACGGTAAATAACCAGTAGTTCTTGTACGAGCAGTAGGACTACTGCCACCCATTAATGCGTTACCTAAATTATATACTTGTCTTGCTTTGTTTATGGCACTTGCCGCTTCTTTTAAGTCTGAAGGAATTGCACCAGCGTTTAATTGCCCTTCCCATAAAGAGACACCCGGATCAACTGGAATACCCTCTGGAATCATTTCTGGAACAAGTTCCATCGGTGTAACGCCGGCAGCTAATTGGGCCTCACCTAACGAAATACCGGGATCAACAGGAATGCCGCTCGGAATCATTTCTGGAACAAGTTCCATGGGAAGTCCGCCAGCCAACTGAGCTTGTCCTAATGAAACGCCAGGATCAACTGGAATGCCCCCCGGAATCATTTCTGGTAATAATTCCATAGGGATGGCACCAGATCCAGCTGCACCAGATCCAGCTGCACCAGATCCAGCTGCACCAGCGCCCTCAAGAGCACCAGCTGCGGCTGCACCCTCACCACCAGCGAGAAGTGTTGCACCTATTGTATCAGCAACAGCGCCTTCACCAGCGAGTGTTGCCAAACCGGTTTCTGTTGCACCAGTAAATGCAGCTTCACCAGCCCCTACTTCAGCAAGAAGAGTTGGATCAACATAACCAGTAGTTACTGCAACGGCCACTACGGCCGGCAGTATCCAACCACCTGGAATTTCGTCATTTACAAAATCATCTACTTCCGCCAGAACATTACCAGTTCCTTGAACCACATCACTTACTGCATCGCCTACAGAACTAACAGTATTTTCTATTATTTCAACTGGATTCCAAGAACCACCACCACCGTACAATTTTATGTGACGGTTGCCATAGTGCTCAAAAGCACCAAGGGGGAGCATTGTCTCTAGGTTATATCTCATACTCGTGCCATCCAATTAAAATCGGGACGATCAGAATTTTCAACTGGCACACCTAACCGCCTAAGCATCTCTATAATTTCATCATTATCGGCTTTTCCATAAACCGCCTCAATGTCCGATGCTTTAATTTTATCTACAAAGTATTTAATGGAACGAGCCAAAGTTAATGGAGCATCTTTTGTAAATAAATGCAACTCCATTGCATGGCCTTCAAGTTCTTTTAGAACAAGAACAGAATCATTTTTTCTGAGCATGACAGCAACTCCCGCTTCAAGATGCTTTCTCAAAGAAACAAGAAGTTGACTAGGATCAATGTTGCGCTCAATAGCGTCAGATTTAATAATCTCTGTTGGTGTCATTTTATTGTGTCGGACCGTTTAAAATAAAACTCAATGCAGATGCCCATTCTTGCCATGTCTCAAAAGCCTCTGGATCTGGCACGGGGTAACTCTCAAATGTGGTTAACTGACTAATGTTTTTAGCAACCAATTTCCAGTTATCCTCAATGTCATACATAATCGGCTCTTCACCAAAGTAGTGAATAAAATTGCCGTTCCAATCTTCCCATGACATATACTGAGGGTTGATCGGGAAAAATGTTTGAATACTCATGGACGTTCATCTCCGTATTCAACGGTTAACAACAAACGCCCCATTTCAAAATTACCATCCAATATATTGGATTCAAACTTTAATCGCATTTCTCGATACTCAACACGCAAATCAATCTTGCCAGTATCGGGATCAAAATAAAACGGACCAGAATTCTCTGTAGTACCACGGGCAAATTTACGACCTAAAACTGTCATCCCCATTGTACCAGATTGAACAAAGTCTGGCTCTACTCTGCGTAAATGCATGCGACGATTAACGCCACTAGCAGAGTCTTGTGCGGGAGTGCCACCAACCCAACTGATATCACAGGTTGTGATACTGGAGGTAATGGCAAACTCTTGGTTAAATGTAACTGCGTTTGTACCAAACTCATGCTGCCAGAGTGGGTAACCACCCTCAATGTAATAGATGTAATCGCCGGCTACTTGGACGGGGTCAAAGTTCTCAGACACTGTGATTAATGTTACACCCTCTGGGTTAGTCGCCGTTATGGCAGACGTAAACATAAACACGCTAGTAACAATTTGGTAAACAACAGGGCTTCCTGTGTTTGTCAGCGAGATATAGTCGCCAGCGCCAAAGGTAGCCGTTACATCGCCATTAATATACACCTGGTTATTATTTGGTGGCGATTCGCTGGGTGGCTCGTCAATCACTTCAAATGGAATACTAAATGTATTTATGTCTTCCCAGCCAGCCCAGATTGGTGTTGGGAAAACTTCTGTAGTATACCCACACGATCTGCGTGATCCGGGTGCACTGCCAGCGTCATACCAAAGTTTATCCTTAACATTGTATACAATTGCATCGGTACATTCCGTTGCATCGCCACGGGGATAAAAGAACCAGATCTCATTATACCGAGGTACTTTGGTTGCCCATACCTTTTGGCGCTGTACGAAGTTGAGATTATCATATAGCCAATTTACATTCTTATCATTTGGCAGTACAGAGACTGTACCATTATATTGGTAGAAACGATCGACACCCATCCAGTAAAAAATACCATCCATCTCAACAAAACACGAGGATGATATGGTAGAGATCTGGCTAGAAATAATATCGTAACGCCAGTACAGCGGATTCGTGCCGGTAAACGAGACACGGATCAAACTATCGGTTGCCCAAAACAATCCAGACGGTGAGTTAGTACCGCCACGTACTGGTATGCCCTTAACAATTTTGGACGATGCCATGTTGACTTGGTTAGCTATTGGGCCGTTCCAATCGGTAATCGTCTGCTGGTTGTAGTTTGCTAGTGTTGTGTTAGTGTCGACATTGTTGTTGGCAATAAAGCCATCTGATCCATACACAAATGTAAAGGGATACAGCACGCACACACCACCATCTACTACAATTGGACGATAGGTTGGGTTTTGCCCGCCGGTATCGGCCAGTCCATAAAAGTTCCACTCGTTTGACGAGTCGGGTAACAACCCACCCGTTAGTACTTGGGTCTGGATGGCGTTGTCAATGTTTGCTAAGTTTTGACCAGGGTGCGCCAACACTTGTAACGATCCGCCAGCAGGCGAGTACTGTAAGTCAAATTGCCACAACAGATTTGGATCTGGCGTAAATGTAACATCGTACAACGCCACACTTGTTGGTGATCCAGTAATACTTGATGTTGTTACGATCACCGTCGTGTTTGGTGCTGTGTACGATGAACTAATAACTGTAGTTGATGTGGTGATGTCATCATCAAAGATAACTTCCATGCCAGCGGGGAACGCTGCGGTGACATCGGTTGCCACAACAAATTGACTAACTGTATTCGATACTAATGTAAATGGCGAGTAGCCGGGTAAAATATTTGCGACAAGCGGACCACTACCAACGCCAAACGTAGTGCCTGTTGTAAATACTTCTAAGCCGTACTGGTTGCCAACGAATACATAGTTAACGCCATTAAACGAGTTGGATATCATGCCACGGGGGATGCCCGTAAATGTGGCAAACAACTCACGGTAGCCACCCATTTTCCTAGGCACACCACGCTGGAAACGACACCATTCTCCATCACTAAATTCTTGTGATTCAAATATCGTACCATCTCGTTTAATGCCAGGCTTTACACCAAGCGTGTAGACCAGATTATACTGTTCTGGTAACTTGTTTTCTCCAGCCATTAGAACGTCCCGCCACCAATTAACCCTGCGTTAAATGTTGCTGGTGTAGATACTTGTGGGCTTAATGTGTTGGTGTTATCAATCTCTAACATAAGCGTGGCGTTTGCCGACAGTCCAAGCACGTTGGTGCCGACTAAATACATACCCGTGTTGGTATCATTTGTAAAGGAGAACGATGGCGCCGCGGCAGAGCCGTTGTCGGCATAGTAAACACCCACGGTTGTTTGGCTAATAATATACAACTGGTTACCATCACTTAACGCCAGTACAACACCGCCGTTAGCTAACGCAATCGGTGTCTGTAAACTTCCAGAGATTTGGAATGTGACATTATATCCTGACTGTCCTGTGTTGTTTACCAACACATACAACTGAGTTGTTGCTGGTAGGGTGACATCCAAGTCAACCGCACGAGTGCCAGCTAACGCAACGTATGTCTGAATAATTGGTGCGTACGATACTAAGCTAAACGTGTTACCGACAACGGAGTCCACATCGTATGTTGCCGATGTAAAGGTTACGTTTGATGGTACCGATAAGCCGACGGTAAAAAAGTTACCAGAGGATTCTTGGAAAACAATAAAGCCAGACTCTGCGGGGTTAACAGTTATATTTGCTAAACTGTCAATTGTTGAGGTGCCTTGCGGGGTGATTGTAATTGCACCTGTGCCGTTATTTCTAAAGGCAATATACCAGCCGGTGGTTAAACTAGCCGCCGTTGGTAATGTGAATGTACCATTACCGCCCGTCCATACAAATGTAGCGGCACGGCTTGCGTCTGTAATTGATGGGGTTGACGATACCTCTACAACGTTTTGTGTGGTGTTTAATTTACCAGATAGTGCAACTAAACCATTCCCAGCTAACGAAGCGGCGTCTGCTGACGATGTGCCAGCACCAAATGTGACATTTTGCCAAATGCCTGCCGATGTGGTGTTATCAGATAAGTAGAAGTATTTAGATACGCCTGCGGCAATTGAAACCGATCCAGTACCAGCAAAATCTTGAACGGTGAATGTGCTTGCACCAAGGTTACGGATAAGGATGTCCGTGCCTAACGCACCTTGGTTTGCCTCTGGCAATGAAATAATTAAACCAGATGTGGATGGCGTTGCATCAATAATGCGTGCGGCTGGGACTTGCTGGGGGTTAACAACCGCAGGCCAAAAAAGTTGTACATTCGCACTAAAGTTAAGTTCGTAGTACGATACGTCGGTTGGCTGTACGACTGTTCCGGTAAACGGTGATGTAAATATTGGCATAGTTTATGGTTCCTGAACCGTAGTATTTCTGTCAATGCGACGAGAACTATCTTCTTTCTTCAACGCAGCTAGTGACTCGGTGTAGTATTGTTTCCATACAGGTATTTTATCCAAGGCTTTTAAATATCCTTGGGCTTGCAATAGGGTTCCAAACAACATCGCTTGAGGACACTCACGGGTAAACAAATTAGTTTGGTTAGAAGTGTCTAGTGGCTGAATCAAACTGTAGTAAATAATTTCTACTGGATAATCATCGTCTGGCTTTGGAGCAAAGTTCCAGTTGTTATAATCGTACTCACCGTAATACTTTGGTTGTCCGTTACTAGATTGTGATTGGTATTGTGCAATGTAATCTTGCGAACGCAACAACATAGGCGCGCCGTTAACCTTCATGGATACGGTCTTACGCCAGCGTGCTGGTTTAGCCAGCACATCTTGGTTAGTTGCCAAGGTGGTTTCCACCACAGTTAACTGCAACAATGTTTTTAATTCAGCAGCAATAGCAGCTTCAGCCAAGCCAATTAGGCTGGGAATCTGCGCAACAAAACCAGCATCATCACGTTCCATGTAACGCTGAACGTCTAGCACCAGATTGTCGTAGGTCATTACATATGCGCCGCTCATCGTGTGTAGTAACTTATGTTAGGTTGATAGTAGATTGGTGACTTATCACGCTCTTCTTGTGCTGCGTCGTACTCTAATTTGGTTGCAATTGTCTCAAGGTATTGAACTCGATTCAAATCAATTTGTGGTAATTGCAGTGCCAACTTGTGTGATAGCGTTGCTTGGATTGAACCAACCCAACGGTTTGGCAGATACAACTCATCGGTTAACGAGCCAACGTCTGGCATCTGTGTCTCGATGATTAACTGAAACACTTGGTAGTTATTGTTTGGTACTGGCCACAAGTACATGCGTGGCTCGATCAGACGATCATACCAGTACTGTAGTGTGCGCTGGCTTGGGAATTGTTTGTTGGGTAGGTTCCAGTAGTCATCACGGTTTAGTCGTGCCAATGGAATAACCTGCTGGCTCTGTGCGAACTGGATGGCACGCAACGAGAATGTTGCCAGTGTGTTTCGGTTCTTTAATCTAAAGTAATAAAACGGCTGGGTGGCGTTGATGCTAAAGTATGCCCACTCACGATCCGCTAGTGTGGTGGATGGGAACGACTCCCACACCGTCCAGTTTGTTCCGTCGTTGCTGACTTCAAAGTCTAGTGTATAGGTTGCTGTGGTGCCGGGGCAGTACGCATTAAATCCAATATAAAACAGACGGGTTTGGTTGCTGTACGCCGCACCGAAGTAGTTATCTACCAGCGTGGTGGTTGCAAACAGATCAAGCGTATCGTTTGCATCTTGATCAAACAGATTGATCACATTTGGGTTTGATGCTGGCAGTAGGCCACTGTACGATGGGTTGGTGATGTACACCCAGTTTGCCTCACGCACATCAATCGTGCTCTCTGGCAAGGAAACCCATTGTGCGTTTGTTGGTGCACCAATTACTTTGTTTTCTAACAACCACAGGTTAACGCCACGGTTAGATAGGTTTTGTAGAATGTAGTAGAGTGCTTGTTTGCCTGCGTCAATATACTCAGGCGTGATCTCTTCTGCCGTTTTACCAGCATCACGATATGCGTATGAGATCAACTGATCTATGTTGATCTTGGTCTGGTTGATGGTACCAGAGTATGACATAAATTAACGTCCTCTACCGGATGCGCGTTTAGTTACTTTTTGTGGAAGATTTGGTTTTGCTTTGCCAGCTTTAATAAACTCTTTACCAACCTTCTTAGGAATGCCAAGAGTTGATTTACCAGCCGCGGCGGCGTACATCGCCTTCTGTTGCTGTTTAGACTCTATTGGCATATTAGCAAGCCTTAGCCTTCCCACCCTTGCGCATGTAACCCATTTTGTTGCGTACATTGGTTGGCAGTTTGGCTAAACCAGGATTCTCTTCTGCATCAACCGCTTTTAATGAACCACCTTCGTTCATCATCATGGGCGCGCTGGTTGGAGGAGGCATGATGGAATCTAATGCACCACTAGCTCCCATGTCTTTAATGTTGGACATGGATACTTTAGTTGCGGCGCTAGGAGCCTTGGCTTTTTTAGATTTAGTTAATTTAATCTTTTTGATGTCGTCTTTGTCGCCAGAGTCTTTCTTCATTTCAATGGCACCACCCGCCTTGTAGCGACCAACGCAACCGCCTTCTTTCTTCATGCGACCGCCCTTATTTAATTTTTTAAGGTCTGTCTTTTCACCTTCGTGCGATTGTTTGTCGTGCATGGCAAATGCCTTCTTGACAACCTTCTTGTCTTGGGCAACGTCCTTTTCCATTTCTTTGGACTCGGAGTGACCGCCATTTTTATAGGCTTGAACTGCGCCACCCTCTTTAAAGCATTTCATTTTTGGTAGAGATTTAAAGCCTTCCATGGTAGTTCCTCAAAGTTAAAATGTGATCAATTCCCTAATACTACTTATGCAAAAAATCAAGGGTTTACGCCCCAGCTAAAAACAACGACCGCTCTATTTGTCTACGCTTTTTAAGTACTGGCGGAGTACTCCAGTTAAGGAATGCATCCCCCGCCTTGTGCACATTACCTTCGTTTAGATGCCTAACGACTTCTGAGCGGGTCATGTTGTCTGGCCCGATGTTATGGCATAGGCTCATTAGTGCATCAATCTGGTGCCTCTTAGGAATGCTGTTTAAAGCCGATTCTAGGGCTTTAGAGCACTTTTCTAGGTCACGGTGTAGGATACCTACCACCTCTGCCTCGGAAAGCTCCCTGTGGAGCAAATGGGCATCCTTTTGGCGTATCAAATGACCAATGCCAGTTGTCCAGTTGCCACCGTAGTCTTGGTAGGCTCGGTAGCGTTTGCCTTCAAAGTGTTCGATTAGTTCAACGGTTGAGTCGGCAACCCATTGGAACGGGGTGGTGGCTTGTGCCCACTTTGCTAGGGGATCATGAAAACACATTGCCCAGACAAGCGTGATTGTACAGGCGTACACCGCCAGGTGATGTCGTAACATAACGTCTCCTTAATTTAGACTAATTGTACGGTCTGGTACCGTTCTTGTCAATAATTAAGGCCTGACGCCTTGGTTGTTGTTCTTTAGTGTTTGGCACGCTGATGTGCGTCCAGGAGCCAAACTCTTCGATAATTTGATCAAATGGTATTCCTCCATCGATGCAGGCCTGTACGACCTGTTTGGGGGTCAATCCGGGGACTCTGATATCGGCGGCACAACCCAGCCTATGCTGGCTAGTGTCCTTGCTACCGACAGAGTCGTTGACTGGTTTAGAGCGAAACGCAGAGTTTACAAGGATCGGCTTGTTAAGTAGCGATCTGACTTGTTCCAATAACTCTGCGGTGCGTATTAGGTTAGCCGTCTCGGTGGCGTTTGGGGTGTTGTCCAGCCCCTTGCGTTGTGCCACTTCGGATGCGGTTAGTTCCTCTAGTGTAAAGTTAGGGCTTAGGTTCATTCTTGCCTTTCTTCATCTCCATGATCTTCTCCAGCGAACGTCCGCCGAAATAGAATGACATAATTAGCATGCCCCACTGGCCCAGGAGCTCAACGTAGTTGTTGTTGACCTCGATGTCTGCGGCGCTCATGGCGGCGAATATGGTGTATACAACTAATATAAAGATAAGCGTCATCGGGCGGATGTTTTTAGACAGCCACGAGTCGCTTGCCATGTCGGCCTGCTGGCGCTTGGTTAGCTCCTGTGCCTCAATGTTATCGGCGTTAAGCTCTGCCAGCTTGCCCTCTTGCTGGAGCTTGACGAGCTCCTGCTGTGCCTTGGCCTTAGCCTCTGGGTCTGGGATTAGCTTGTCGATTAGCTTTGTGCCAATGTCAAACAGCGCTGTGATTGG